TGTTGTTGAAGAAGAAGATGAAGATGATTATCCTGATTATGAGTCACAAGAACCTACCAAGGAAGATTATCAAAGATGGTACACAGATAACTGTAAAGAACTTGATGAAACAAAAAACAAGTTGAAAAAGATTGCCCGTGAAGTATATTCTCAAAATCTTGATTTCTCTGACTATAGTAATAGAAAAGGTATCAAGTTCATTATTCAAGAGAATTATTCAGAAGAAAATCTTTATAGACTATGTTGGGATCCATATGGATTTGCAAATAATTATCATAGTAATATCAGTGACATATACTATCATAAAGATTGGTATACCATTAATGGTGGTTGGATCAAAGTATTTGAAGATGATGTTGTTCTATACTACAAATCAGGTGATTATGGAGTATATGATGATGCTATTGCTATAGAGTGTGCAAAGAAACTATTCCCGGGAAAGAAAATACATTCTTTTGCAGGAAGAGATTGGGATGATGAATTGGATAATAAATTTTATGATCTCCCATTCTAACTAGATGTCCTGAGCAGGACAATAAACTGCTCATTTACTTAAAAATTAATTCAAAAATCAATTTAAAACAAAAAGCAAATGAGAAATTTAGCAAACAAAGGGTTGAGCATGTCCCAAGCACAAAGTATTAGTAATCTTTGTAATCAAAATGCACAAGAAATCCAAAGAGAATTGGATTCTTACAACAACTGTAGTAAATCTATTACAGTTGAAGGTCAGGTATATTCATTACAAGATGGAGTGCCTATGCCAGATAACATACTTGACTTATTGAAGAATAAGGGTGACTTGCATGCTTGTCAGGCTTTCTTGATGGAATCAATCAAGAGCAAAGATGCTGAACTTTCCAGACTTAAGTATAGTCAACCTGATTTATCTCACTTAGTTAAACCTGAGAGAGAGTTAGTAGATGACTATGAGATAGAAGATGGTGTTGATGAATCATGGGGTTGGTCTCAGTTATCTGATTCTTTATATGCTGAATACTTACAAGCTGAAGCAATGGCTTCACACTTGGGTCAATTTATCCATAAAAGTGGTAAACTAACTCAATTGAGAAAGGAATTACCAAATCTTCCCTCTATAGAGTGGTTTGAAGTTGAGCAAGGTAAGAAGACACCAGTGAAGGTGACTAAGCATCATTTAGCTCCTGTGTTAATGAGTATTCATGAAGACATTGCTGAGCTGCATAGAGTCTATGAGCAGAAAGTAAATTACTTCAAAGCCAAAGTTAAAAACTTGGTTAGTGATGAGAATGCTAGAATCCAAAGAGTTAATGCAGACAGAGCTGCTGAATTCTTAAAGCTTGAGAAAGAAGCTCATGAGAAATATCAGTTAGCAATGGATGCTTACAATGGTGAGATACTGAGACTTACTATGGAGTTTAATTCTCAAAGAGAGTTAGACATCAAATCTGCTGCAGCATTGAGAATCAATGTTGATCCTAGATTTCAGCATGTAATTGACATGTTCATTGCACCTGAAAAATAGTGAACTAATTAGGTGAGTAAGAGATAAGCACAAGCTGATTCTCTTACTCTTTATACCTAGTGACAGAAATTTAGAAAAAATCATGTGGATGATACCCACTTACAATGAAAAATTATTGCTAATAATTTACCGCTTCTCTTCAAACTATAAAAAACTGAGATAGAACTCACCGTTAGACAGGTTACTGCATTATATATGCAATTGGCTAACATTGAGACTTGGTATTTGTATTTGTCTTTGTAGAAGAGAAGGTCTTTGACTTAGCATTTGAATTGGACTTTAGCTATATATTTCTGTCACTCGGTGACTATTTACTTAAAAATTATTCTATGGAAAAACTTCAAATTTTAGATGGAGGTTACAGTTACAATAACTATAAAGAAATAATGCAGTATTCTGAAGAAAAACAACGCATGTTGTTTTATGGAAAGCAGGTTTATGACTGTAGCTATATTATAAGAAAAGAAACTGATACTCATATTTATTGGAAAGTTGTAAATAAAACACCAAAATTTTATAATAACAAGTTATTTTATAAAACTGAGAATAAGTCAGGTATAACTTATGATAAGAAAACAAAATCAATTAAAATATGGTTTGGTTTACCTTATTACAGATTATCTAATATTATTCTTGATGATGTTTATTCAACATTCAAAAAGAAATGGGTATTAAAATGTTCTACTGGAATTGGTTCATTGATTAACAATACAATATTTAAAAGAATACTTAAAGATAAGGTTCTTAATGAAAAGGATATTTGTAGAGATTATTTAAAAACTTGTCCGTATAAGCATAAAGAGATTGATCTTGATCAATTTAAAAATTTTGCTTTTTCTCTATATACTTCACCAAAAACATATAGTGATTATTTTCTATGTGCAAAGGACTGTAGTGATTTAATGAAATTTCTTCCAAATAACACATACAATCCGGTAGTAGATAGTTTAGTTAATAAGGCTCTTATGTTAGATGAAAAACTTGATTTTAGTTTATCTCAGAATGAGTTTGATAATTTAGAGATAAAATGGACAAAATTAGTTTCAGATAAAAATATAATACTTCAGTTTATATGAAAAATACAATTTTAGAAATAGAAAAACAGATTGCTTTGTGTAAGCAAGAATTAGAAGAACTGCATCTTGCAGAGCCAAGTGAATATTGGTATAAGATCAGAAGAGCAGATTTGGAATTACATATCTATCAGCTGGAAGAAGCTATAGAAGTTGAGAAAAAGTTATTAAGAGAAAAAACAGCCGCAGAGAATACATTTATTGTTGTTTTATGGGCAATAGTATTAACAGGATTAATTTTATTATACAGGTTATGAAAAAGTTATTTATGATTATGGCACTTATGATTGCCGGAGTTGGTAGCTCACAAAACTTACCAAAGAATCTTACTAAGAGTGAGAAAAGATTTGTAAACAATGTAATAGAACTCACTAATGATGTTCTAGTGGATGTAACTAAAAGAAAAGATGGTGTAATTGTAGTAGAATTTTGGAATACTATGTACACTCTCACAGAAAATGGTTACATTGATGAGATGTGGATCCTTGAAGATGAAGATTGGGTATCACTTGGTAGAGAACAAGATGCCTATTAATTAGGTTTAGTCCCGTAGCTCAGCTGGATAGAGCAACTGCCTTCTAAGCAGTAGGTCACAAGTTCGAATCTTGTTGGGACTACTAAAAAATGCTATTGTGGGAGTGACTTACTTCAACCCTCTGACAGCCGGGAAAGACCGGCTTTTTATTGTTTAATTTAAATTTATGATTATGAACTGGTTAGGAAAAATGTTCAAGAAAAAGAAAAAAGGTTACAATACTGATGGTCAGTATAAACTATTAATTATTGATGATGAAGCTGAGCTGATTCATAAGAACCTGGGTATCCATGATGTGAGAGCAGAAGTGATATTAACCAAGTGTCTGGAAGCATTTGAGAGTAGTAAACGTGTGCATGTTGCAATGGAAAAGGTTGTTGATATCTGTACTCATACTAATGAAATAGTCTTTGCTACTCTCATGATGGCTAAGGTTATTGAGAAGAATGAGTCACATGAAAGACTTCATAATCTTCTTAAGAATATGTTTGACCGTGGATAAGTACATGATTAGCTCTGTCTTAGGATTTGATCTTAAGGCAGAGATAGTTGACAAAGAGGGTCAAGTTCTTAAAACTGGTTGTAGAAGTTGTGTAGTTCCCAAGAAAAAGGGAATTATAAAGTCTAGAATACTAGATAAAAGCTTCTTTACAAGTTTTAATGAACCTCTGTTAGCTAAAATTAGAAACTTAAGACAGAACTTATGAATATATCTGTAACATATGATGATTCTGATGTAGCAAAAGCACTTAGTAAGATTATCAAAGATCCAAATGCAGAAGAGTTTGTCAAGCTATTTACTCCCATTATTTGTGGTAATTCACAAACAGTAGATCATTTCTTCAAACTTATGATAGGTAATAAACTACCAGATACTATACCTATTGGTACTTTATGCAGAATGTCTATAGATAACATGGGTTATGGTACGGATAAAGAACTTACCAGACAGGAGTTTGCTGATGCAGATGATAAAATTGTAGCAACTGTAATAGAATTTAGAGGTTATCATGAATGGAGTCCTTATATTGTTGAATATGTTGCTGCTGTAGGAAAGGGTAGTAACAAAAGAGATACAACTTATGTTAGAACTAATGAACTAGAAGTTATTGAGGAATTTTAAGAAGTGTATTCTGTGAATATACTTTTCCTGACCAAATGAGATAGGGGGAGAAATCCCCCTTTGTCATGTTTAGCTATATAGTGCTAAATATTTTTGGTTTAAACTTTCTATGTTAGATTAAATAACTTACATTTACTAGCATATTTTTATGCCGGTAATGCAATATCAACTCCCTAATGGGAAAGTAGTTCACCTCTCTATAGAAGAGTACCTTGATCTTACAGATGAAGATGTACAGTACCTTATGTCAATTGACTATGGTGAACACATTGGGGATCCTTTTACTGGTTCTGCGGTTGAGAAAAACACCAAAGAAAAATGTATAGACTTAGACTTCCTTCCTTTGGATGACTATGACTTAGATGATATTATATCAGATGATCAACCATTTGATGATATCATTGACTTATCAGACAGCTTAGATATGTAGTTTTAAACTACACACTACCTCTAAAGTGAGTAATTAGGGGAATAGTATCTACTCAAAAAATCAATTTATTTATTAATCATTTTAAATTTTTAAAGATGAACTCAAAAGTATTTGTATTAGCAGATGAAACAGGTGCAGTTATTAATGTTTCAGAAAACAATCCTGAATTTGGATATGTACGTGTACAACAAACAAGAACTGTTGTAGATGACAATGGATTTGTTCGTAGAAAAACTATCAGTGCATTAATGCCTGGTACAATAGAAGATTTACAAGATATGAATCTTTATGGTGGTCAAGAAATTGACGGTAAAATTATAGTTGAAGAATCATTGAGTCCTTTTAACAAAAAGAGACCAGAGCGTGATTTGAAAATAGCTGGTGAAACAGGTATTGTTTGTAGATTAGGTGGTCTTCCAATTTATAGAAGAACTAAATTTACTTTTAATACATCATTAGCTGATTCTACAATTGAGCATGATAATGTTGCTGAATTAAAAGCAGCATATGCAGCTCAAGTTGCAAAAGAAGCTGTTTCTTCTACAGAGGAAGATTTCTCAATAGAAGGATAGTATTTACTTAGTTAGACAAGGGGGCAGAAATGTCCCCTTTTTATTATTTATGAATGTAAAATTGTATGATTAAAATGGAAAAGTTAAAACAACAGATTAGAAATTATCAATTGCATGCAGGTAAAACTTATATGCAATATGAACAAGATAAGTATTCAACTTATCAAAACTATTTGTATAAGAGAGCATTATATGGTCTAGATGCTCTTGAACAAAAAGAACTTGCTACTATGTGTAGTAAAAAGAAACAGAGAATTGTTAATGTTTATAAGAGAGCTCAAGTAGTGATCAATAAACTTAAACAGGAGTTTACTATAAGATATACTAATTTTATCTTCAAGACTTTGTTTCCAAATAGCCCTCTAACTGACTCATTACTAGCATGTACTGAGTTTGATGAGAAGTTTAAAAATACTTTAACTTTTAAAGATTTAAACATCTCAAAAGAGGATATTATCAGTATCTTTATCACTGAAGGTATCTTACCTAAAAACTTTTTAAGTTTAGATAAGAATCCAAATAAATTACCAAGATTAAAGCATGAAGTTAAAAGTATGTGATGGGTGTGGAAAAGAAAAACCCATCTGGAAAAGTAGTGGAACCGGGGGACTAAAATTATGCAAACAATGCTGGAGTTGCCACAAAAGCGGAGAAAATACACAGAAACCAACAAGTTCTGAAATCCCCCGTGTCTCCGCTAAAAGGGCAAAGAAAGATGCTGAGTATAGCAAACTAAGACAGAGATATCTTACAGAGAATCCTCTATGTATGATCAAAGTTAAAGGCTGTACTCACTTTGCTACAGATGTGCACCACACTTTTAATGGAGCTAACAGAGATGCATTTTATTTAGTTCAAAGTACATTTTTAGCTGTGTGTCGTAACTGCCATTCTTGGGTGCATTTGAACCCAGAAAAGGCAAGAATACTAGGATATTTAAAATAGTTTGCTATTATGTAATAATTGTCATATATTTGTAAAAAAATGTTATGAGAAGTTATTATGTATATATCCATGTTAGAACTGATATAAATGAAGTTTTTTATGTTGGAATGTCTTTAATTAGTAAAGAGGGATTAATTTATTCAAGAGCATATAGATCTGCTTTTGAAAAAAGAAAAACAGCTTGGCATAATTATGCAAGAATATGTCCATATAATGTTAAGATTGTAAAAGATAAACTTACTAAAGAAGAAGCTTTTAAATTAGAAATGAAGCTTATTAAAAAGTATGGTAGAAAAGATCTTAATACTGGAACTTTAATAAATCAGTGTGATGGAGGTGCAGGATTAAAGAATCCAGGTCCCCAGTTGAAAAAAAAGATACAACATTCCAAAAAGCATTTATCCCATGTTTATAAACAAGCTCAAAAACCATACAGTATTTCAGTAACTGCATATGATAAAGACGGAAACTTTGTTAAAACATATAGTAGTATAAATGATGCATGTAAAGATGTAGATTGTTTACATACTGATATTACAAGAGCTATTAATGGTAGGAGACACTTGATTGCAGGTTTTCAATGGAGAAAATATGAAATTAAAGTTGGTATAGGCAAAGTACCTGAAAAGAAAAAAGCTAATAAACAAGTAGCTCAATATTCACATGAATCTTCTACTCCGTTGAGAATTTGGGAAAGTGCTTCTGAAGCAGCTAGAGAATTAAATATATCTAGAACAGGTATTAACAACTGTTTAAGACAAAAGAGCTATACAAGTGCTGGGTATATTTGGAAATTTATTTAACCTTTAACAAATAATAAAAATGACAAAAGAATTTGTACCGTATGAATTAGCTTCAAGAATGAAGAAAATTGGATTTGATGAAGAATGTATTGCATATTACCAAAAATCAGCTGTAATTGGAAATGATAATATACTACCTATTAGTTTTACAAACATGGCATCTGATTTTAATGATTATGAATATTCAAAATTAGGTGTACCATTTTACTCAGCACCAACTTGGCAACAAGCATTTAGATGGTTTAGAGAGAAGTATAAAATACATCACAGGGTAGATATTCAAGACCTTTCCGAAAATCTTTACGATTATGAAATTCTTGAAGTTTTAGATGGATTTAATGATACCTACACAGGCTCATCATTTAAAAGCTATGAAGAAGCACAAACAGCCTGTCTAGCTAATTTAATTGAAATTGTAGAACAAAAAAATGAGAATAGAATATGACACCAAAAGAAAAAGCAAAAGAATTGATTGATAATTTTCTACCACATTCAACAGGTAATTCAAATATTAATGAAGCCAAACAATGTGCATTAATTGCAGTTGATGAAATATTGAACAATGATGGATTTACTCAATTTGATATTTATCTTACAGAGTACTGGCAACAAGTAAAACAAGAAATAATTAACCTTTAAATCAGAATAGAATGAAAGTAATAATTGAATTTACAGATGAAGATGCTGCATCTGATGCTCAGGTAGCATTAGATGGGTGGAAGTATAGAGCTGCTATATGGGAAATAGATCAATATCTTAGAAATCAAGTTAAGTATAATGAGAAACTTCCTTCTGAAGTAGGAGAGGCTTATGAAAATTTAAGAGATAAGATCCGGGAGATTTTATCTGATAGCAACCTAACAATGGAATAAGATGCAACAGAGTGCAGTTAAATGGTTAGAAGACCAGATTAAATCTAAACATTGGAAGGAAATGTTCATTTGGCAAAAAGAAGAAGTATTTAAAAAAGCCAATAAAATGTTTGAAGAGCAGATAATGGATGCTTATAATCAAGGGAGCAATGATTATGGTTCTCAATGTTATCAACCAGAACAATACTACAATGAAACCTTTAAATCAGAATAGTCATGAGAATACTATTTGAATTAATATATGTAGCACTAATTAGCTGTCTATATAGAAATCTAGATTAATATGATAGTAGAAAAGGTTACTAGGAAGTCTATGGTTATTAGACCTTCCGGGCGGAGCACTGACTTTATTTCACCAAGTTTTGGACATGGGTGCCTCTATAATTGTACATACTGTTACATGAAGAGGCACAAATCGGAAGGATTGACTGTAGCTACTAATACTATGGATATCCTGACAGAGATTAATTCACATGCCTACTTTGCAACAGTGGATAAACCTAATCAAACTGGAGAGTATATTACTTATGATATTTCTTGTAATGAAGACTTTGCTTTGCATGCTAAGTATCATGAATGGAAAAAAATATTTGAGTTCTTTAGAGATCATCCACTTGCTATGGGTTCATTTGCTACCAAGTATACAAATAAGGATCTTTTAGAATTTAATCCGGAAGGTAAAATTAGAGTAAGATTTAGCCTTATGCCTGAAAGATGGAGAAAAGTTCTTGAACCTAATACAAGTTCTATTGATGAAAGATTAAACGCTATACCATTGTTTTTAAAAGCTGGATATGAAGTTCATTTGAATTTTAGTCCAGTAATAGTTCATGATAATTGGCTTACAGAGTATGAGTTTCTATTTCATATGATTAATAGACATTCTCATTATAACAGATGGGATAATAGTATTATTAAAGCTGAAGTAATATTTCTGACTCATAATGCAGATAAGCATTTGTATAATCTACAACATAAACTTCCAGGAGAAGAACTATTATGGGTACCTAAAATACAGGAAGGGAAAGTATCACAGTATGGTGGAGGTAATATTAGATATGAACATAATAGGAAAACTGATTATATTAAAAAGTTTGTCAAACTTCATGATGATTATATTCCTTGGAATACTATTCGTTATATCTTTTAATCATGTTTAGGACTAGAAAAACACTTTTTATAGAAGATTTAATCAACAGAGGATACATGCGCAGTACTGGGTATAATGCAGATGAAAATGATGTTTATGTTAAAGGTAATAGTCTTTCTGTTGTTAATATAAATATAACACCTATACATACAGATCATTTATACAAGATTTATTGCACTGTAATATTATTAAGCTTTGACTTAACTATTAAGTTCCGTGTTCATGACCATTATAGTATACCTATATATAAAGTAATAGATGATCTTGAAGATAAAATAAAAGCATATGAAGCAATAGTAAAATTTGTAGAAGCATGACACTAAGACAAACAGAAATATTAGGTAAAAAGCTTGTAAAATATGGTTTTTATAGATCTAGAATCAGTCATCATGAATATACTTTTATTACAAAAGAAATAAATGTTAAAGTTCAATTTCAACTATATTTTAGCAGTGTTTGGGTGGCACACTTTACTCATGATATTACTGTAAATACAAGAGTTAGATTTGAAGAACAAGCTGCTTTGTTTACTCCAGAATGGGTGATAGATGAACACAAAAAACTAAGAGCAATATTTAAATTTTTAGGATCATGAAAAACATATTAGTAATAAATAAACCTGTACAAGAGTTAATAGCAGAAATTTGTGCAGAACACCAGAGTGTCTGCAAAACAAAAGATAGCAATATGGGCTATCTGTGGTTTATGTATACAGAAGGAACAAAGAAAGGTACATTCAAACCTTTTATATTTTTAGCTGAGCTAAACTTATTGGTTAAAACTGGATTACTACTTGAAGAAGAAAAAGAAAGACTAGTAGAAATGATGAGTTCTGAGGATTTAGATAATTTCTTTTTAGTAGCATTATCTATTAAGCAATTAAGAGAACAAAGGATTAATCAATATGGATTGTATAATGAAAGTTTTCCTATCTATATGAGTATTGATTATTCTACTGAAATTATTGATCCGGGAGTATTTTTAAATAAAGTAACACCTTATACATTGTAAAGATGGCAACAAAGAAAACTTATAAGATTACTGACCTTACTATAGGTAGTAAAGTATTTGTAGTACATAGACATTATGCTTATGAAAAAAAAGTTGGTGGCAAAGTTGTGCCGGCCAGAGTTGTATCCTTTGTTAATTCAGGAGGAACAGTGATTCCAGAGTTAAAATTAGTTGGTAGTTCTGTTATAGTAAATGAGAATACTCATATTCCTTTTACAGATATTAAAAAAGCTATTGCAGCTATCAAATCTTAAGTTATGGAAAGATCATTGTTTTTAATAGTATTAGTGTGTATTTTATACTCATGTGAATCTAAACCATTTACTGGATATATAGTAGCCAAAGAATATGTTGAAGGACACATGTGTCATGATGAGGATTACAGTCATGTTGTTGAAGCAGGTTATGTACATACCCCTCATGTGCATCATGCTCCACATCATCATAAATGGCAAGAGTCTGAATTCATACTGCATGTTGCTAATAAAGATGAAGTAAGACCTATTCAGGTTGATTCAGTATATTTTTATAAACATAAGTTGTTAGACAAAGTAACATTTTACTAATATGAAGATAGACTTAATAACTAAACAAGATCTTATAGACTTCAAGTATGAATTACTTGAGGAAATAAGAGAGTTGATGAAGAAGGATCCGGTATTGATTCAGAAGAACTGGTTTAATCCTAAAGAAGCAAGAACAATCTTGAAAATATCTGCCGGAACTTTAGCAAAGTATAGAAGAACAGGTACCTTACCTTCAACAAGAATTTATGGTAAAATTTACTATAAAGAAGAAGATGTATTAAAACTAATAGAAAATGGGAGAGATAGCTAATGCAATGATTAATGGTGAGATGTGTGCCGAATGTGGTGTATATTTAGAACCAAAAGAAAGAGTGTATGTACAGGCTTCTGGAAAGAAGATGAACATGCCGGCAGATGGAGAACCTGCGGGATTTCCAGTAATTTGTAAAGATTGTCATGATGAATGATTTAACATGTATAAAATGTGGAGCTCCGGCTACCAAAAGGTATAGTCCTGATCTTGATATTAAAGGGATTGGAATGTGTGATGAGCATGAAGAAGAAATAAAACTTAATTTGCTTATTACACAGTTTGATCCAAAAGGTTGGGAGAAGTTTGAGAAAAAGTATTTAAAACAAAAGAAAAATGAGTGAACAAGAATTAGTTGATTTTGGCTTTGAAAAAATAGAAATTACAGATGATGCTAGTCAAAATGGATATGATTATTATTATTATCAAAAAGAGATGTGCAGCGG